GGATGCTCCGTTTTCAGCTATAGTAGAGTTCGGACGCGGACCAGGACCAGTTCCATACGACGTTATATTGAGATGGGTGGAAAGAAAACTCAAAGTCAAAGATGCAGAAAGAGTGGCGTATGCGATAAAAACATCTATTGAGAAAAAAGGATTTAATCCGAAACCATTCCTAAGGGCAGCAATAAATGCAGCAGTTTCTAAATATGGGAAAGCTTTATAAAAAAGTCGTTAACAAGATATAACTATGAGAGATATCACTAAGGAATTGATAGTTGCGAACCCAGATGATAGGAAGTTCACAGGCTTCGCGTCTGTCGAAACCGTAGACAAGGACGGAGAGATTCTGCCAATAGATGAAATAGGCAAGCACATGGACACATGGATGAAGAGGGGTGCACCTATTATTGATTCACATTCTAATCGTGTCATAGGACGCGGACTTAATTGGCAGTTTGAAGACAAATCAGGCAAGAAGGGCATCATAATTACAGGAGAGGTTTACAAGGATTATAAACTTGATAACGAGATTTGGGAGAATATCAAGTCTGGAAAGATAACAGGACTGTCTTTTGGCGGGGCACAATTCAAAAGAGAGTCCAAGAATATCAAAGGACAATCAGTTGACGTTCTGAGTGATTTGGAAGCTTATGAGATTTCTGTCGTGGAGAAGCCAGCCAATCCAGAGGCATTGATGGAAGATATAAACATGCTAGCGAAATCTGATGTAAAAAAGACAATATGTCCATTCTGTGGTAAGAATATACTGCCAGATGATAATATTTCAGAACACATAAACGAAGAGCATGGTGTAAGTTCATACAAAGGAAATGTGCAGAAAACTGAGAAGTTTGATAGGTGTGTGGAAGAAGTTAAAAGAAAGAGTCCAGATGTAGATGCTTATGCAGTATGTCATTCAGTTTTAGACAAAGAACTTACAGAAACAGAGAAGTCAATGGCAAAGACAATGAAAGATATGTTTGACAAAGAAGTGGCAGATGAGAATGAAAGTCTTTTAAAAAATGGTAAATCAATGGAAATGTTTGGAAGACAGTTTAAAGAATTATCTTTTAAAGACAGGGATGTAATATTAAGTGCATTGGGTATTGATAATGCTCAGAATTTTAAAGAAAAAAGTGGAGGTAAGGTTATGGATATAGCAAAGCAGCCACCGTTTCCGCCTGCAGAGGACGAAAAGAAGCCAAAGTCCCCTGAAGAGGAAGAAGAAGCGAAGGCAAAGAAGTCAGATACCACGAAGGAAGATGTAATGGTATCATTACTAAAAGAGATAAAAGGTTCATTAGACATGCTTACTAAAAAGATGGATAAGCAGTCTCCCGAAAAGAAATCAGATGAGAAAGATGTTAAAATCCCAGAAGTAGCAGAAAAGAGCATGAGTGTTCTGGAGAAAAGGCTGGAGACAGTTGAAAAGATGTTTAGCACCAAGGTCGAAACACCAAGACCAATAATGGAAACAAGAGATGTACAAAAGACAGAAAACGTAAATGAAACAGCAATGGAAGTTCTCAAGTTTGCCAAGTCTGGTAAGACCGATTGGAGAGCTATTAACGATAGGATAAAAAAGGAAAGGACAGAAGAATTAAAGAAGGTAATGGAGGGAGTTGTATGATTCCAACGATTAAAACAATAGAAGATATGGAAAAGCTGTATTACTCCAAAGTCGGAAGCAATTACATTTCTAAAGTAGACGCACCTGTTTTGTCATCAACAACAGGAGTTTACAATGCTGTGTATGGTGCCATGGTTTGGGGACAGATTAACCAAGAAGCAAATGTTTTTGGATGTATGCCAAAATTTCCCTGGCTTAGGTCAGGTTGGAGAGTAATAACAGCAAGAGCAGCAAGCTCAAGTGTAGGGGTAGCAGAAGGCGGGAGTTTACCCGATACTGTTAAGCCGACATTCGCAGAGTTAACAGCATCACCAAAGTCAATAGCACACAATTTTGAAGTAGCAGAAGTGCAGGATTTCTTGGCAGCTGAAAGTCTTGACGATGCGTTTGGCGGAATGGACCACATGAGACCGCTTATAGGCATGCACCACAAGGAAATGATAAACGTGATGCTTCTAAGAGATGTTTCAGCAGAAGCAGGAGCAGCAACAGGTCATAGAGACGCTACATACGATGACCAGTATGAGTCTTTTGAAACTATTGACAGGATTGTTGCAAGCAACAGCGAAGAGACAGCATTCGGTGGAACATACGATAATTGGTTCGACCCTTATGGAACAACAGTCAACAGGGAAGCAGTAACGTATGACGCACAAGTGAGCCATGCATCAGGAACTGATAGAACGCTGACAGACTCGTTGATAAGAACACAGATTGCAACAGTAAAGGAATATGGAGCAAATCCATCTGTGGTAATAACAGGACATGACACATATTCAAGGATACAAGGTCTTTACGACACTGCAGTAAGGTATTCACCACTCGGTATGTCCAAAGCAAGTTTCGGAGTCAACGGAATAAACACAGCAACAGGTCTTGAAATGGGTATAGATGTCGCAACAGTTTATGGACTGCCATTGATTGTATCGAAGAACGTAACAAAGGACACAATATCCAGAATATACATACTTGACACATCAGACCCTGAAGGTTTCGGAGAGCCAAGGCTTGGAATAAAGATTGCAAAGCCCACGCAGTATTTCGAGGCAGGAATAGGTGCAGGCACACCATTTTCAGTCGGAAAGCTGTCAACAGAGGGTATGTACAGAACAATGGGAGAAATAGTCTGTCATAACTTTGTCACTCAAGGAAAAATAAGGGACTTAAAATAGTCACAAATAGTTAGTAGTCCAGCCGTTATTTCTTTCGGCTGGTTAAAATTATCAAGGTAGAATAATGGTGCAAAGGTTTAAGTTGAAGGAAGCGAATATGGGATTGACAGCAATAGTTTATACGACAAAAGTAGGAAACTCATATACATTTTACAACAATAGCTATACAAACATCTTCGACGAGAACGACATTAAATACTTTGAAAAGCATAGTTCAGTAGCAAAATATACAGAAGAAGTTAAAATACCAAAAGTACAAGAAAGCATAAAAATTCATGATGAAAAGAAACCTGAAAAGGTTAAAAAAAAGGATAGGTGAATAACATGACATTCAGTTATACATTGACAACAACGTTCCCAATAGGGGGAGGTTACAGAAAAGCAATAGGCACATACACCAATGGTGGAGGAGACTCAGGAGGAGCAATAGATACAACTTTAGCAGGAGTAGAGTCATTCCAGACCGATTGCAATGCAGCAGGAACAGTAAATTCGATATCAATTTCAGCAGGAACAGTTACATTAGCAACTGGAACAGGAGTAGACGGAAACTGGGAAGCGATGGGAATAGCAAAGTGATAATATGACATTTAGCTATACGTTGACTAATAGATATCCGCTAGGTAGTGGGTATGTAAAGATATTGGGCACATTCGTAAATACAGGAAGCACTACTGGTGGAGCTATAATCACCACGCTTGCCAGTGTAGATACATTCCTTACAGATGCAAGTGCAACAGGAACAGTAAACATTATATCAGTTTCATCAGGAACAGTAACACTCACAACAGGAGCTGGAGTAGATGGTAATTGGGAAGCAATAGGGATAACACAATAGGTTTTGACATGAAAATAAGTAAATTGCAGTATGCGGGGATAATAGTTGTATTAGCTGCAGTTTTAGTAGTTGTGTTAGCTTACAGTGCTTATGGAGCACCATATTTAACAGCTTTAAGTGCAAATTCTCCAGCAAATAACACATGGATAAATGCTTCGACCTATAAGCATACTGAAATAAATATAACAGCAAGTGAGAGTCTTTATAACGCCACCATACAATGGTGGAATGGCACACAGTGGACAAATGCATCAATGACAAACAGAAGTCTTACAGCATGGTATATTAATGTCAGTACAGGATTGCCGCTTTACACAAACGAAACATCAAGATTGTTCAAGTATAATTTTTTCTTTTGCAATACATCAGGTGTGACAGATTCGACCAAAACGCGTGGTTCAAATGTTTCAGAATACTGGTTATTAATAGACTTAGTCAATCCTGTGATAAATGACATCTGGGTTCTTAATGAGAGTAATAACTCTGTGTTGCAGAGTCCATATACGATGCATATAAATCTTACAGCATCAGACGACATAGCCGACCCGATTAATGTATCAGTAAATAATGCTTCAGGCAATCAGTTGTTGGGTTCGACAATGTGCACAAATAACACAAGATGCACGATAACATTTTCTTTGACAGCAAATGCGTTCACATGCATAAAGATAAAAGCAATAGACAATGCATCAGCACAAAGCTCTGCAAGCGATGTTGACCAGTATTGCTTTACCATAGACTCGTTAGCACCAGCAACAGCTTACGTTTCCCCAACAGAAGCAACCAACACATGGAAGTCAGATGAACATTACTTTGTGAATATATCATTCTCCCACCCATTGTCAGCAACAGTAGCAGTATTGCTTGATTGGAATGGAACGAATTACACAATGGGATATACAGGTAGCAAGAGTGCATATTTCAAAAACATGACTGGTCTTGTTGACGGTTATTATTATTATTATACGTCAGCAACTGATGAGGCAGGAAATATAAATGTGACAACAAGAAGATATGTTATAATAGACAATACAGCCCCTGAGATAGCAATGAAAGGTGCAGTTGCCAGTGTGCTTGATAATACAATGAATCCAGCAACAGCATCATATTATGCAAACTCAAAGCACGCTAATTTTTCATGGACACTTAATGAGACAGATATTATAGGAGCAACAGAAAATGCTTCATGCACATTGACATTATGGAATTACACAAACGGTGATGTAACAAAGACAGTTGTAAGCAATAACTCTTTACTGAAAGCATACATCAATGGAACGACAGCGTTGACAGTACAAGTGGATAACTTAGGTGCAGACACAGCATGGAATTACACAATAAACTGCTCAGACCTGGCAAGCAATACTGTATCATTGACAAGGACAGTTATTTATGACAATACCACGCCAACATCAACAGGGACAGGAACAAGTAACATAGGCAGTCAGAACATGCTATTGCAATATAACACTACAATAACAGACAACAACATATTAAATTGTTCGTTAAGAATATGGAAAGGTGGTGTATTCAACGAGTTTGCAGGAACATTAAATTCAACGTCACAGACAGTAAGATTATGTACAATAGAAGTAGCCCAGACATCAGTAACAGTTCCAGATGGAATGGTCATATTACAAGGAGTTACATTTGATTACGTTGGGAAGTCAGGTATAAGCAATGTAAATCAGACAAATATAACAAAGATAACTCTGTATGCTGGCAAGTGGAATATTGTGCAAGTCCCGTCAAATCTGTCTTTGCAAGCAATAGGAAACTGGTCGTCATCAATAACACACGTCAGCTTTTATAGACATTCACAGCATATATTCATTAATCACGTTAAAGGAACAGCAGCAAATAGCACATTCGTGGCAAACGTAACAGACGTTGTATTGATATATACAAACACGACAGTTGTAGTATATCCAAAAGTTACGTCAGTATCAAACAAACAAATGGATATCTACAAAGGTTGGAATCTTATATCGAATCTAAATGTAACAGATATGCCAATGGGAGAATTGGCAACGATGACATTAGCAAACATGACAGAGCCATCTGAAGGTCAAACAATAAGGTATGTGGCATGGTATAATGCAACAGGTGGTTTTAATGTAATACACAGGGTTGGATTTACATTATATGCAACAGTGAGTATACCAAGAGGACAGGGAGCATGGGTTATGTTAAACGGAACAAATGTGGGTAATTATTCAAGATTGTCCATAGTGAGTGGGGTATAAATGAAAATACAAATATTAACGATATTATGCATGATGGTTTTACTGCCAATAGCATCGGCGCAAGGACCGCCAGTGCCGATGCCGATAGCTGTTAAAGTATTGGCTAATTTCCCAGGAGGAGTAACAGTGCTTGTAACAAATGTGAATAGTGATGACACCAAGCAAGCAACAACGTCAGAAGATGGCGAGGTTATATTTGACTGGTCAGACTTGCCATATACAAAAGGCAATGTTTTTACTGTAGAAGTAAATGGACAGAAGCAGTCAGCCACATTTGTTGGAACACCGTTAGAACTATTTACATTTGATTTAAAATCATGTAATTGGGTAAATTGTCCAGCATGTGAAACTTGTACATGTCCAGTGTGTCCAACACAAACACCTTGTCCGACAGAAACGTGCCCATCACAAACACCTTGCCCGACACAAACGTGCCCAAGTCAGACACCTTGTCCAGCACCAACAGAATGCACTGTACTGGAATGTCCAGTATGCGATACGACAGTAGCTTCGATAATAGCCATAATAGCAGGTCTTCTATTAGGGGCTGGTAGCGGAGTTGGGATACAAATGTATAGAAACAACAAGGGTGGCGTTACAGTTAAACATAAACATCTGGGTATAAGAGGTTACCATGATATTAACACGATACACAATAATCCTTTGTATAGGCATGCAAAGGGTGAATTAGTTCCAATATTGCCAATAAAGTGAGTAAGTTATGTCAAATCCGTATCCAGTGTCAGGAACAGTATATGATGTAAATGGCACGACAGCAAAAGCAAGTGTTGTATTGACAGCTAAAAATATAACGACAGGAGAATGGATAAAAGAAAGCAGAAGGGCAACGTCATCAGCAACAGGAGAATATATTTTAGACCTTGCAGATTTCCCATCAGGATATACCAATGGAGATGTTGTGCAGGTAATTGCATGTGATACAACAGGCTATAAGACTTTAGATGTTCAGCATACAATAGACACAGTAACAGGGATTCTTGAGAAAGATATCATACTGCACAATGGAGAGATATTCATGGACACAATAAGAGTATCAAGTCTTATTGTTACCAATTCTACAGGCGGTGGATTAAAAGTAGACTTTTACGACAGAAAGAACAATTTTAAAAGAGTGTCTGTTGAATGTCCAGCAGGGGACACGAAAGTTGTTTATTTTGGTAAGATAGGTCTCAGATTTGACGGTGGTATTTGCAGGATTTTTGAAGCAGAGACAGCAGGCTCACTTGAGGTAACAACAGTTTTGGATAATATAACAGGTGATTAAGATGGCTTTGCCGTATTCCATCTCAGGACATATTTTTGATACCAATGGGACTACTGCAATCAATAGGGCAATAGTCAGTGCGTATAACATGACAACAGGAGAATATCTGCCATTGACGTCAATATGCGTAACAAATTCTGCTGGTGAGTATGCTATAGACTGTGCCAATTTTCCCAATAGTTACACCAATGGTGATATTATAGAGGTTCTTGTATGGAGAGACTGCAATTATAGCAGATACCAGACGACCATAAGCACAGATTCCATGGTGGAGGAGAAGGACATAACAACAAGCAAGAACAGTTATACGACAACATCCAGATTATCTGCGTTCTTACAGATGAAAAGGACGTTTAACATGATACAGCATCCAACTCATGTTGATATATGTGAGAGGATTGCCGAGGTTGAGGATATGATAGATGTCATAACTCGGACAGCATGGAGGGTTAAGACAGTGACAAACGAATATCATACACTTGAGAATGATTATGTAATAGATACTGGAAGGTCAGTTAGGACTAATTTTTATCCGCTTCAGACATTCACATCAGGGACACATAAGATAGAATATTGGAATGGCAGTTCATGGATTGATTGGGTATCAACAAAAACAGAATCCAGGAGTGGAGATTTCTGGATAAATTACACAGATGGAGTGATATATATGAGGATGCCGTTTTTGGTTACAGGAAAAATGAATGACGTGAGGCTTACTTATAGATATGGGGAAAGCACAGTTCCAGAGGACATTAAACTAGCTGCTACAATGTTGGCATCAATAAACATAATCACCAATGAAGACAGGAGCATGTTCCTTTTAGGTGGAGAAGCAGCAAATATAAGTTATTCTGGTAAAGTAGAGTCATGGAAGAAACAAGCAGACGAGATACTTGCCAGAAGAACTAAAATAGGCGTTGGATGGTCATAGAATACAAGTGTAAGTTCATGGAAGACTGCCCAGCAATAATATTGCAACGGGATGATTGTAATGATTGTCTGTATTGTCCTTTATATAAAGAATTTGAAAGACTGGAAATAGATGAAGAGATACAAGTCAAAGAAATTTTAAAGTATGTAAGTGAGTAAATATGCCAGATGTGCTTAATGATGTAATAGACCTGATTAAGGATAGCTGGAATGGCGGAAACGTAGATAATTATGCCATTCAGCGGAACGTCATAGTTGATAAAATAATCAATATGAAAAGGGCTGATTTTCTGTCACCTGCATTGGATTACATATTAGTTTATTCTGAGAGTTATATCACAGAAGCAAATGCTATAGGAAGGCACACTAAAAAAACAACAGATGACGTGGCAATAGACATAAGGTCAATGACATCAAGGGAACACGCCACAAAAGTTGTAAACGAAGTTGAAAGGATAATGGATGCAAACATAATAAATCCAACAGAAAACTATGATGAGATTCTGATAACAAGGATGCTTGACTTGAGTGACAAAAGCAAGGGACTTTACAGGTATGTCATAACAGTCAGAGTTACGAATCACAATAAAATAAGGGGGAGTTAAAATGAAAAAAATAAGATGTAAACAACAGGGAACTATTGTAAGGCATGTTCACCCAGAGATAAATCTTCATTTTAAAGGGTTGGATGATGTGAAGGAAGTTTCTGATGAACAGGCGGTAGTATTACTTAAAAACGATATGTTTGAGGTAGTTAAAGAAAAAAAGATTAAGGAGGTTATAGCATGACAACGTCAATATATACAGGGAAGATGGCTTATGGTCTTATTGGAAAAGAAACAACATACGGAACAGCAGTAACAGCGAATAGGGATTTTGGTTTATTGCAATCCGTATCAACAACAGAAAATAATAATCTGTTGAGAGAATATAGTTTAGGTTCTGCAAATGCACAACAGATAACAGCAGGTAAGTATGATGTATCACATTCAATAGAATTTATGATGCAACATGGAAGGATTTTGACTTACATATTAGGGACAGAAAATAGTTCAAGTCCGTCAACGTCATCAAGTGATAGGATGCATTATTGGACAGGAACTGCAGGAACGACAGACTTAAGCGATTCGCCGCCTTCGTTTACATTTGAATGTGGTTTAAACGAAACAACAGATATTGTTAAGAAATTCCCTGGTTCGGTTATAACATCTGCTTCAATATCGCTTGGAGTGGATAGCATATTAAAATGCAGTGCTGATATATCAAGTAGGACAGTTGATGCATCAACAACAACAGCATCAGCATCAGTTATTGATGACCTGCCTTTATTTAGTGGATTTACAGGGGCAGTAAAAATAGGGGCAGCAGGTTCTGAGGTAGAACTGGCAAATGTACAATCATTTGCTTTGACGTTTAATAACTATGCTGGTGGTGAAGCAAAACTTTGGAATATAGGAAGCAGATTGCCACAAAAAGCACTTAGTGTGAATAGGTCAATAGATTTTAAGTATACAGTAGCTTTGAGAAAGTCAAGTGACTATGCTTTTAATACAGCAGGCGGAGAAGACACTCTGTTAGACTCATGGGGAGAATATATAAGATTTTTAGCAGGGTCAGCAGTAACAGCACCAACAAGTACAACAGACGTAGCCGCAACAAGTGTTATCTTAGAAGCAGACAATGGCGTTGCATGGGGAAGTGGTCAGAGGAAGTTTGGGATACAACTTGCTGGAGTAAAGTATACGTCAATGTCAACACCAATAGAAATAAGTGGATATATTGTAGCAGATATTTCAGGATTCGCAACAAATATTGGTCCAGGAACGACAGTAAATACCGTTGGAAATACAGCATGTTACTGGGTAGATGATATAACAGCTGCTTATGGAACATAAAAGGGGTTGATGAAATGGAAGTTAAGATAATCAGAAATGGAAAGGAAGAAGTAATAAAAATATCAGGAATCAAAGGAAAGCACCAGAAAGAATATCTTATAAAAGCATCAGAGTTGACTGAATCGTCCGAACCCGCAAAAGCAATAGACTTTCTGTTGTTTAGACATTCTTTAATTAAGGAGTTTACAGGAGAGACATTTAAAACGATAGAAGAGGTTGAAGATTTGGAAATAGATGAACTGAATAAATTAATCAAAGCAATAGAAAGTAAATTCATGGCAACAGAAAACAATGAGAAGCTAAAAAACTGACAGAGGTGTCCAGATTGCTGTCAGAAAGTCCAGAGAAGGCAAACATAGTTAATAAATTTATACAAGAGGGCAAAATATCAAAGGAAATAATTATCTGGTTAACAAAGGAATTGTTGTCATCACAATATGGTTGGACACCAAAAGAGATAGATGAGCAGGATATAGACGATTTGAACTCATACATAGCAATATTGAGAGGTAAGCATGGCACAAAAGATGGAACTATGGGTGGAACTAAGGGCATTAACAGGAAAATTCAAAGATGACGTATCAAAAGTTACAGGGAATTTTTCAAGAGGTGTTAGTGCAGGAGTATTTGGTGGAATGTCACCCAAAGGAGTAAACGTTGGTGGTGGAGTATCTGGATTTGTTGGAAAGATAATAGGTCAATTAGGACTTATAGCAGGTGCTCTTAATCAGATTACAACATTGGTAACCGCCGCTATTACTTTTTTAGCAAAATCAAGTGGTTATTTACGGTCTCAGTTAGATATTTTTGGTATGGCTATGTCGTTGTTTTTTAAACCATTTGGTGATTTTTTAGGTGTGCTTTTGAGACCAGCAGTTATGTCACTTATGCAAACTTCTATAGGTTTTAACAGATGGATAGATTCAGCAAGATTGCAAATAGCCGCGTTGGGGAGGCAAGGTGCTGAAATAACAATAGCAGCAGTAAAACTTTATGATTCTATTACAAAGTTACAGAATGAATTTTTAGCCCAGACGCTTTTTAATTTAGGTGCGTGGCTTACAAGTGTTGTTGGGGGTGTATTTGATTTTAAAAATTGGTTAGAGAATGGTATAGATAAATATTTTTCAAAATCATTGTTTAATTTTTCTGACTGGTTGCTTACAAATATTGGAACATTTTTCACGACAGACGTATTCAATTTTGTCACATGGATAAAGGAAACAATAGGTTCAATGTTTGGGCTTAATGCCCCGCCAAAAGTTGAAACAGGAGGAGGGGCAACAGCAGGGGCATCAACAGGATTAGCAGAAGCTATAGCACAAGGGACAAAATCAGGAGTATTGCCATATATACCGTTGAATCAATCAGCATCAAATGCGTATCCTGCAGCAGCAGCACAAGAAGCAGCATATATAGCAGCAGGTAAAAAAGCTCAGCCGTATGTACCACCCCTGACTGTTATAATGAATAGTGTAACAATAAGCAAGGAAATGGATTTAGCTCGTATGATGGGAACTGTAAGCAATTTGAATACGTTAACTTTAAGGAGCAGGGTAGCATGATAGACGAAAACGAAGCAGAAGAAATGGGTATTGAGATAATAGGCAAGAAAAAAGCAGGCATAATTGCAAAAGATGAAATAACAGAACTAAAGAAAGATGTAAAAAAACTAAAGAAAGAAGTCAAGGAGATTAAAACATGGCATACAGTTTAGGTAGTTTAACAGATTTAGGACAGATACAACAAGAAATCATAAATAAAAAAGCAGATTTAGTTCCGTATCAAGCGATTAGGCAAGATAGTGACCAGACCCAGGTTTTAGATTTTGGCGGTGTGGTAATGGAAATAACTATTATAGGAATAAAAACAGGAACACCTGTAGAATTAAATTCATTTTGTCAATTACTAAGGTGGTTAGTAGACGGACAACAGAACAGTATATTATACGTATCAGATATGTTAGAAGCAGGTGGAATAAGAGTAAAAGTCAAAGATTTGTCATTTGATTATTTGTCTGGAAAACCGAATGAGTTGTCTTATAATATTGTATTGATACAGTCAAGTACCTTAGGAGACATGTAATGGCGTATAAAAGGTTATATCTTGGGGTTGTTGTAACAACCTTAATAGGGCTTTTTGCTTATTTGGCAAGTTTAGGGTTAGTAATAACGTCAGATGGTGACAAGGACTGCAATTTCATATACAACAATGTCACCTATTGCGCTTCTTATATCAATGTAACAAATCCAAAGATGTTTAGTGTGGACATATACAACAAGAATGATGTCAAGATGGATTTTGTGCCTAATGTAAAGAACTATTATCTGTTCACAAAAGATGGCAGGTGCTCAGGCAAATCAGGCAGTGCATGTTGCACTTATGATAATATCTGCATAAAGGGCTGGAGATATACCAATTTTACAGACGAGACCAAGCCAGTAAAGGACAGGGTTTATGTTTTCAGGTATGCTGCTTATTCCACAACACAGCATTTGCTTCTGGGAGAGAAGAACAAGCTGTATGAGAAGGTGAAATGGACTCTTGGAGTAGGTGGTGGTAACTTAGACCCTATTTGGAATGGCATAGACATACAGCATAAGCTGATTAGCACGTATTCTTCATTGACTGAATATAGGATTAGATTCAGCGTCAAGATTGACAAGACAACCAGTTTGGTCGGAAATTCAAAACCGCAGGTTGATTATTTGGTCATGTCAGGCAAGACACCAACAAATTACCAGATGTTTTTGATTGAGAATAAGAGCACCTATGACCCCATATTAACGTTAGAATACTATTCGTGTGATAATACAGCGAAGAACAACACCATAACGAAGAGTATATGCCAAAGATACAATCAAGTAGGTATAAAGACCAGATACTACGAGGCAAAGACACCATATAGAGATACAGAATTGATTGCTGGTGCAACCTATTTATTTGAGATGGTAGTAGATAAAAAACCAGAACTAGGTCGTGTGTATGTAGATGTAATACCTAAGTTGCTTGGGTATAGTTTCCCATACGCCTGGTGGAATATATCATACAGTAGTTGTATGAATATCTCTCTTGAAGAGAGTTACAAAAACAGGACAAATTCTCCGTTAGAAGTAAACATAACAGAATTGATATTCGCAAGCACAGATGAACTCAGGATAGTAAATGCAGGTTGTAATATTGATACAGGTGCTGAAGTTCCTTTTGACATATTGTTGAATGGGACAACGTTTGTAAACGTATTGTTTATAGCAAACACGACATTTGGCTCGAATGTGACATATAGCATATATTATGACGGGCATGGAGTTTCAAAACCAGATTTTCAGACTGATTTGTCTGTAGTAAATGGAACATTTTTATTTTTGAATAACTCTAAAATAGGAATAAAAATAGAAGATGCACATGGAGTATTAAAAGTATTAGGTTATGGTGGTGCGAACTGGGTGAATCCAGGAGCAGTACATTGGTCATGGGCAGTTTCTAATTATTCAAAAGATATTTTTTCATATAATAGCCCAGTAGATTGTAAGATTGGTTTTGACGGTGTTGTGAAGAAGGTGATAAGCTGTCACAGTCTGATTAATACATCACACGTTTTAAATTACACAATGTATGCTTATGGGAGCTATTTGTCGGTTTATATTGACATAGCAAACATGAATTATACTTATTATCTTTCGGCAATCACGCCTGAAGGTAATGTTAATACTGATGCGACAGTCACATACGACACAGGAACGACAAATTTTGGCTCGCCATGGGAACAGAAAACAACGATAGAAAAATGGGCGACTATATACAAGACATCAAGTCCGACAAAATACATGGCAGTAATGTGGAATGGGAGCCAGAGTCGCTGGAATAACGGGACAGGATTTGACGTTAACACAACTGCTTTTGGGAATGACATAAGTTCTGGCGGTCAATATTTATTCCCGTCAGCGATGATAATACCAACTCCGTCTGTAGACACAGATAGTACCAGAACATTTTTTAGACCTTCTCTTTTTGTTTTTGGTTTTAGTAGTGTTGCAAACTCAATAAATTCGTCTGATGATTATAAATGGAATTTTGTTGTCCCTGTAAAAACATATACAGGTGATATTGCTATAGATACATCACAATACGGATTAACATTAAATAATGATAATATGGATAAATGGTTTGAACTTGGAACGTATATAGACATTAATTACATGACAAATAATTCGTTTCAGAATACATCTGTAATCGTTTGT